TATCGTCTTGGTAGTGGAAAGCCACAATGACTAAGTCCACTGGACAATGGGAGGCCGTGATGGCTGAGAAGATGCGCCTGTCGGACGCTATCGATGCGTACGTGGAGCACATGCGTGCGAAGGGCCGCGAGCCTCGCACCATCAAGAACCACAGGCAGCCGCTCACCAGAGCGCTGGTGCTGTGGGGGAACATCTACGTGGAGTCGATCACCCCGAACCACATCGACCGTCTGTTCGCTGACGCTGGCTGGGGTCCGTCCACGCAGAACCTGTACCTGTCCACGCTGCGTGGTGGATTCTTCGCCTGGTGCCGGCGGAACCGGGTCCTGCACCGGGACTATGACCCCACTGAGGGGTGGACGAATGTGAAGGTGCCGAACACTCCGAAGCTGTGGATTGAGGTGGAGGAGTTCGCTGATCTGCTGGAGGCTTGTGACAATGGCAGGGACCGCATGGTCTGTGCTCTAGGGTTGTTCACGTTTTGCCGCGGCAGTGAGATCAGTGGCCTGAGGATTGCTGACCTGGACTTTGACCACAACACGGTGAACGTGTACCGGGAGAAGACGAAGGAATGGGATCTGCTGCCCATGTCGCTCGAGTTGCGTGGTGAGCTGCTTCGCTGGCTTGCCACGTACGAGCGTGAGGTGGGGGAGCCCGTGCAGTCTCACTGGTTCCTCGTGCCGGCCCGGTCTGCGCTGCCGATGACGTACGACCCCGCGGTGGGGAAGCTGCAGCCGACTGGTGAACCGGCCCGGTTGAAGCCTGAGGTCAGGTTGGGTAAGCCGTATGACTGCGTGAAGCGGCCACTGGCAAGGATCGGCTACACGGGCAAGGGGTACGGGGCGCACACATTGAGACGATCCGGGGCCAGGTCTTGGTATGAGGCACTGCGGGAGTCTGGGCATGATGCCGCTATGCGGCGGGTGCAGGCCCTGCTGGGTCATAAGTCTCTGGTGATGACTGAGCGGTATCTGAATATCCAGTTAGAGAGGAAAGAGCGGAATATCCTGATAGCCGGGAAAGCCATGTTCCCGGGCATGAAGACTGCTACTATCAGGCGTTTGGAGGTGAGCTGAGATGGCGACGTTGCCTAGGGTAGTGTGCGACATCTGCCGCAGTGAGAAGAACGTCAGCCTGCTGACGGTGGTCCTCGAGGGACGCCGACCGTGGGAGGCGGACCTGTGTGCTGCCTGCTATGAGGGTGTGCTGGGTCCGCTGTCGCGGAAGGGCAGGAATGCTTCCAGGTCGAACGTCCGACCGCAGCACAAAATGGAGAAACTGGACGAATCCCTCATCACCCTGTAAGCCATCCTAAGACAGCGAAACAGCCCCCCTTCCACTCATGCCGGAAGGGGGGCGTTCGTCGCTCTACAGTGCCTTAAAATGGCTTAACGGGGCATCCTAGTGGCAAGTGAAGATCACCACTTGCCGAGCCACTTCCTCCACGGAAGACCCGACAGGCGGCGCAGCCGCCACGTGCGACCCCGGAACTGATTAGCGTCAGACTTCCCATTGATGCCAGGAGTGCGGGCACTCGAGGTGTACTGCCAGAACGTCCAGTTAGGCCACCCGAACACCTTCGGCGGGGCAACCGTGTACCCCGACAGCCACAGCGGATGACCCGCAGCAGACGCGATCCTCGACGCACCAGCCCGCGGAACCCACCACCACATGCCCGTGTACACCACCACACGCTTCCGAGGCAGACCCGTCAGGCGCACCACCTCATCCAGCCACTCCTTGCACCACTCAGCAGTAGCCACTTTGCTGACCCGCTTCGACGCATTGCACACATCCTCAGCATCCAGGGCAGCGAAGTCACCATTATGGAAACCGCCGGCCCTGTTCACCGCATCCACGAAATGCTTAGCCTGAGCCTTCGCATTCCCCTCAATGTGCGCGTAGTGATACGCGATACGGATAAGCCCCACACCATTCCAGCGGGAACCATGCCAGTTACGCTCAAACTCAGGGTCCACGAACCCGTGACCCTCAGTAGCCTTAATCCCAGTGAAGCTGGCACCAGCCCGCTTCACATCCGGCCAATCAACAATCCCCTGATAATGGGACACGTCAGGTCCCCACGGACGCCTACTCACTGATTCACCTTCACAATCGACGGAGACTCCGGTTCACCGAACGGAGCACTAGCAAGAGAAGTAAGAACAGAGGCGACTGCAGCAGCCCCCGCGATCCCACCAACAGTCACCCAATCCACGTCAAGAGCACTCGTCGTGCCAATCACGAAGAACGCCACCGCAGCCTGCGCCGCAGTCTTCACCGCACGCTCAACAACCTGCTTCCAAAACCCTGCCGTCCACATCACTGCTCACCCTCCGTCGTGCTGGAAGCGAGACGCTTAATCGTCGCCAGCTCATACTTGATCTCCTGATGCTGCATGTCATGCCGGTGATCCCGCGCCTGCTGCACATCCACATACGCATCAAACTTGTCATGCAGCTCATTCACGTGAACATTCACGTCATTCAACGACTGACCGCCATTAGCGTCCGTCTTGATCTGCTTCGTAGAAGCGATAAGCGTGTCAATGATCTTCCGCTCCAGGCGCTTGTTGTAATACCTGCCTATAGCCAGAACCACACCACCCAGAACAGTCACCGCGATCAGAATGTCCAGCCAGTCATGCAGAACGTCCACGTGATCCCCCGTCACACCAACCTCAACAAGACAGTCGCGATACCACCATGACCCGACACCTTCCGCGTGGGAGGAGTCGTCTTCGTGAAAGTGATCTGCTCGATGTACGCCTCAGCGGACTCACCAGTCGTGAAATCACGCCAGTTGACCGTCGCACTCGAAGACTCCAGAGTCTTCAAATACTGGAACCGCTCCCACGCATTACCGTCATGCCCGTACCGGGCACCCTTGGCATCCATCTCCCAGTCGAACATCAGCAGAGGAACCTGCAGCAGCTCACTCCTACGAGGGGCAGGAACAGCCTTCAACTGGTAGCCGATGAACCTAGGCGACACCGTCGCCGATGCACGCACCAGGCGGAATGAGAGGTAGATGCTGGGCAGAGGGCCGGCAGCGACCGGGGTCAGCGACCCCGTCGCGTCAGGCTCCACCTGAGTGGCAGTGCACGCGGCAGTCCACGTGGATGGGGTCGTGTACTCCGAGGCGGAAGCCCGAGCCTCCACAGACCCCGTGTACTGGGAGTCACCCAGAACACGCAGCGCCCGCCACGCCTTCGTCTCCACCGTCCCCAACCGGATACGGCCCGTCTCCAGCCAGCCCTCACTGACGTAGTCAGTTGCTGACTGCCGGTACAAGCCTGACGTTGTAGCCGTGAACCAGAGAAGGTCCCCGGCGATAGTGACCTGATGGGCTGCACCCGCAGTCCCCGAAGGGGCGACAAGGTCAGCACAGTTAGCGAAATCCAGGCTGGAGTTGTTCAAGTTCGTGCCCAGATCGATGCGCCACAGGCCGGCACGGTTCACCCGGTCACCGGCCTCACCATTCGAACCCATCGTCACGTACACGAATGAGCCGTCAGCTACCGCGTCCTGGCAGCCGTCACTGGACTGCACGATCAGCGGGCCGAGAGAGATCGACCCATCCGACTGGATCAGGGCGACACGGACACCCTTGTTCGTCCCAACGACCAGGTACGTGCCCACATACGAGTACAGAGACAGGACCCGCTCCGAGCGGGGCATGTCCGCAACCACCACAGGCTGCGACAGAACCACACTCGAAGCGGAACTGGTGACAGTGATCTTGTAAATGTAGGACTGGTCGCCCGTGTACCCGGCGGCGTAGATCGCCGCGGGTCCTTCAGCGAAATCAGTCCACGTCCAGCCAGTAGCAGGATGCGTGTACAGCGCTGTCGGCAGGGTAGGTCCACCCGTCGTCAGCTCATACAGGGACAGGCCCACGGCAGCGAACAGGCGAGACTTCACCCAGCGTACGAGAGTCGTGGCACCCGTGTCCCAAATCTTCGACCCTGCACCTGAAGGGAGTGTGCCCTTGTAGATGCCTGTCGTGTTCGCTGCGTAGTAGTTCGCCCCGTCAGAGGTCAGGGAAGTGACCGCTGACGCGCCACCCCACGTCACCGCGCTGCTCGAGCCGGCGTTCGTCACATACGAGACAGTCGTCCCGTCAGCATGCAGCACACCCGTATCCACACCAAGCAGGTACTGGGTGCTGCCTGCACTGGCCATGATCTGACTGGTGTCCTTCAGCAGGGTCACCTGACCCGGTGTCCACGGGTCCACTCCACCGCCACGCTTGAACCGGAACTGGGCCTCAGCATCAGACACCTCGAGAGGTTCAGCACTGGACAAGCCACTGCCGTAATGCCAGCTTGACTGCGACCTCAGCCAGTACCCGGAGTCCAGAGACTGCTCACCAGGGTTCCGCTCAGTGTCAATACGGTCACGCCTGAACGTGGCCGTCTCCCGTTTGAACGGGTACTGGTCCGAAGGATACGTGAGGAACTTCAAGCCAGCGATCTCACACTCCCACGCAAGCCCGTCAGGGATAGTGGAAGAGCCACTGGTGACAGCTTCAAGGTTCGTGCCTACTGGACTGTTGATGCCATCTGTGATGTCGAAGGATGGCATCGGGTTACCTTGCTACGCGGACGATGACCACGCCAGAACCACCAGCGCCGCCACCAGTGGAGTTTCCTGCACCCCCGCCACCGCCAGTGTTCGCGGTGGCAGCGGAGCCAACAGCGTTGTAATGCCCGGCTCCACCTCCACCGGCACCGCCGTTGCCGTCAGTTCCAGCGGACCAAGACGCCCCACCTCCACCACCCGCATATGACACTGCGGCTCCGGTGATCGAGTTAGATACTCCCGCTCCTCCGTTGCCTGCAACGTTGGCCCCGGACGCTGCGGACCCAGCAGCACCGGCTCCACCGCCACCCCCACCGGACGGAGTTCCGCCGCTGGCGAACCCGGCTCCACCAGAGGTACCGAATGCAGTTGTGGTCAGCGGGGCACCACCCGAACCAGCGGTAGCGGTCGAACCGCCACCGCCTCCACCCGAGCCGCCCGTGAGGCCGTTGATCGTGATGGAACCGCCGTATGCAGCACCACCACCACCACCCACGGCTACCGTTCCATTGCTGATCAGTGAAGGGCTTCCAGTGGAGCCGTTATTCAGCCCCGATGCTCCCGCACCACCGGCACCAACGGTTACCGTGTATGAGCCAGCCGGAAGGTAGAGTGAAGTTGCGTAGACAACAGCGCCACCTCCTCCACCGCCCGAGCCACCATTTGTGGCGGTGGAACCCCCTCCACCACCACCTCCTCCACCGACGAGGAGCGCATCCACAAGGCCAGGATTAGAGATCACCAGAGTGCCATCAGCAGTGAACGTGTAGTAGTCATACGTGATGCCACTGGACGTGTAGTTGCCCGTAGCGGCAGGACTCGAAACGACCGCAGACTTCGCACCCGCCACACGCAGCGACCGGGCAGGCTCCTGCCCGTACGTCGTCATATCAGAAGCAAGGCGTCCAGCCATCAGGAAATCTCCGCAACCGCCGCAGTGAAAGAGCACGTCGCCGCAGACGACGACACGCGAATGAACTTCGTGTTACCAAGAGCCAGAGGCAGATTCAGGATCAGCGTGTCATTCGCCGGAACCGTCCGGTCATACAGAATGAACGCACCCGACGCAGGCGTCGTCGCAGAAGCCGCCAAGCCAACGCGAACCGTCACCGCAGACGCAGCCTCATTCGCGATAATCAGATTAGACACCACCGCAGTCGTAGCAGCACCAGTGCTGTACAAGGTCGCGTACGTGGAAGTGCTGGCCGTCCCAGCAACCTGCTTGTCCATGTAGGCAGTAGCCATCGATTACTCCTTAAAGGGTGAAGAACGGCTCAAAGCCGGTAGACGGTGCAGCAGCCCACTTGACCCCTGCAGATTGAGTTGAATCAGCGGTAAGAATCTGGCCATTGGAACCAACAGCGACACGTGCCCACGTGTCAGCAGCAGACGCAGCAACAAGATCACCCTTAGCGTCAGCCAGATTCACCAGCGCATTAGGCTCATCGAAATCCCTAGCAGACACACCATGCTGCACCGCTGCGCCAGCAGAATGCGCCACACCAGTCGTGCCGTCCACGCCACGCGACACCGTCAGGGTCGTCCCACTACGGGACGACACCTCCACCAGCTCCTCATTCACCGTGTCCGCGTCAATGATCAACGTGTACGGGGTAGTCGCAGGGAACCCCGCCACCGAAGCCACCGCCATAGACGTGGCACTGGAAGTCACCCCAGAGGACAGGGTTGTCCGCTGCGCGATACTGGAATACTGCCTTCTAGCCATACGTCAACCTCACAGCGTGTAGTGGGAGCGGACCGGGTAAATGGACTGCTGCTTGCCCGTCTCCTCCTCGAGACGAATCCGATACAACTGCAGCAGCGTCTTCCCCAACGTCGCAGCAGCACCCACAGGGCGCATGTTCGACGACAAGTCAGCCTCAGCAGTAAGGCCAGACAGGTGCGGGGAATCAAGGAACGGCACCAGCCGGTACGCGGCACCCAGGCGGATCACGTCCTCCATCGACGCCGGCAGGCCAGTGACAGTCGTGAACTCATCCGAGTCATTCACCAGCGGCTGCGGGGAAGTCTGATACACGACCTGCACGGTGCGGCCCGGAACAATCGCGTCATAGATGCTGATCGTGGAACCAGACGCGAACGCTGTCGTGTTCGCCTGACCGTCCGTGCGCCAGCGGCGCACCGGCATCCACTCCCGGCTAGGGCCAGTGGTCTGCCACGACACTGCGAGAACACCCGCAGCACCAGTCGGCAGTGCGTACGTCGTCACCGCAGGGTTGAACGTGAACGTCGTCGTCCCCACACCCATCACCATCGGCTCCACCGAACGGATGGAGTCATTGATAGCGTCCTTCACTAGCTTCCTGGGGAACAGCGGGGCCGACACGACGCGAGTACCCGAGGCATGCGTTGCTGCAGTAGTAGACCTGTAGCCCCTGCCATACGGGGGCACAGACACCGTCAAGCCAGACGAGGACACCGAGTCCACCCAGATCAGCTCGTCATCGATCTCCAGCACGCCACGGCTAATCGACGTGGTGTCAGCGACAGGCAGCGTCGTATCCGACGCAGTGATACCGGCAGTCAAGTACGTCGCCTGATCCTGCAACGTAGTGAACCCAGCCAGATACATGAGCGTAGCGTCAGTCAACGCCGAGAAAGTAGACACACTATTCCTTCCAGTTGACGAACTTCGCTGCAGTCTTCGTCGTGATCAGGTTCGCCGGAGGGTCCACGCTCGCGTCATACGGGCGACCCAGACGCTTCGTCGCAGCCCGAGCCTCAGCAACCTTCTCCACTGACGTGCCACCCGGGGAAATGCCCTCAGCCTTAGCCGCCGCGTACGCTGCCGTGTCCTTCTTCGTCTGCTCAAACATCCACTGATTCGGGGAGTTGATGATGTCATTCACTCTGATGCTCGCAGCCCGAAGGCACTCCGCATACGAGGCATGATCCCTAGTGCTACATCCGGTCCTGCACGTCACGCTGTCTCCACCAATGCTCCATAGCCCGCTGACTGAAGATCAGCCACCTGGCTCGCGGTAAGGGTCCTGTCATGGCCACCGAGGACATACCAGTCCGCGGCAGCAAGGTCCGTATCCAAAGGTGAATCCGTCACTGTCACCACACCGCCCGTGTACAGGAGGGTGTTGCCGGATTCGATGCTGTACCTGCCGAGCAGAATGTTCGACGTGTACACCTGGCCACTGGACAGGTCCACCAGCCGGTAGTTGATCGTGACAGCACCAGTTGCTGTCACCGCCACCGACAGGGGCAGGGAAGCTGTAGATGAAACACCGGCACCCGTCACGGTGCCGCTTGCAGTGATCGTGACGGTCAGGGGCTGGCTAGCGGCACCTGAAGTTGATACTGCGCCTGCTGCAGTGATCGTGACAGTCTCAGAGCGAGTAGCAGCACCTGATGCTGCGACAGCGCCGGCAGTCGTGATCGTGACCGTCTGCGGTCGTGTAGCCGCACCGGACGCATCCACTGCACCTGCAGCAGTCAGGGTGACTGTCTCGCTCAGGCTCGAGCCTGACGACAACCCTGACGTGACCGAGCCTGCAGCGGTGATCGTCACTGACAGGCCCGCGGTCGCACCACCAGAGGCAGCGACCGCGCCAGCGGTCGTGATCGTCACAGTCTCACTACGGGTAGCAGCACCCGAGACAGCGACAGAACCCGCTGCAGTGATCGTCACCGACAGGGGGCGCGTAGCGCCACCAGACGCAGCAACAGAACCAGCAGTAGTGATCGTGACAGTTTCACTGCGCGAAGCGCCACCACTGGCAGCGACACTGCCAGCAGCAGTGATCGCCACAGTCTCACTGCGTGTAGCAGACCCAGACACCCCAACCTGGCGTTGCAGGAACAGGATGTCATCAAGGAACGGGGTAGCCGCAGCCGTGACACCGACAGTGTCACTCAGCAGCAGCAGGCCACCGTCCTGCCAGAACAGGACATAGTCCTCAGTGTATGTAGTCGGTGGAGCTGCGGACCCGGCGAAGAAGAAGTCCGCTGCAGTCTCGTCCAGCGTGGACGATCCACCGGAGTTCCGCACCGGCCCCACGAGCGGGGTGTAGCCGCTGTAGCCGGGGATGATCCCGCCTTGAAGCCACCGGGACCGGAAGGTGGCTGCACCCTTGCCCGTGACAGCCATGACCTACCCCTGAGCCCAGACAACCTCAGTTGTCGTCACGCCGACCGTGGTCGCCGTCACCTGATGCAGGACGAACGGAACCGTGTTGTCGTAGCAGCGGGGCAGGCCCAACTGCACGCCGTCCTGCGCGAACTGGATGTTCGCGGTCGGGGTGCCGACGACGGCGAGAGGCCGGTAGGCGACGAGATGCACGGCACCGCCACCGAGTGACGTGGTCAGGGTGATGGTCTCAATCGACCGCACGCCGTCATCGCCCGCAGCGAGGTAGAACGGCATGAACGTGCCCGCCACCGCCGTAGCGGGGAACGACGGAATGTAGCCCGTCTTGCCTGCCGTGCCCGCACTGTTCGTGTACGAGATGCGGATACCAGTCGTGGACCCGTCCGACGTGATCGCGGAAGCGTTCGTCGTCGCCGTCCGAACCTCCAGCCCGATCAGCACGTCATCGCCGTTCGTCGCACCGAGAGCGTCACGGGCAGGCCACGCGGCAGACGTGATCGTCTGCGCCGTAGTCGTCGTCACCACGATCCCCGAGTTATGCCACAGGCGGTCGCACAGCATCACCGAGCCGACACCGGCAGCATGGGACGCACCGAATCGGGCAAGGTAGACGTTCTCCCCACCGACAGCAGCAGGGAAACTGATCTGCCCCGCATACGTCGTCAGCGCAGCACCACCCATGCCCGGCGTCGGGGCAGCAGCAGCACCCGGCGACCCCGCCAGATAGAACGTCGAATGCCACAGGCCCGCAGCCTCAGCAGTGTAGTTCGTCTTGTAGCCGATCTCAGGGTGATACATCCCCGCAATCAGGCCATCCAGAGTCGTGATCGCCATCGGCTATGCCGTAATCGGAGTGATAGCAATCGAGAGGCTGGTCAAGGTGAACGTGTTACCCGAAGCCCACGCCTGAGCAGCCGTCAAAGCAGCACTCGCATTGAACGTGCCAGCAGTACTCGCAGTCCACAGCGATATGTGACTGATCGTCTCCGACGTGCCACCATTCGTCCACGTAGAAGCCATAGACGACATCGCCTTCGAACCACCAGAAGCGGCAGCCATCGTCGCCTGCACACGAGTCGTAGAACCCACAGCAGCGGCAGTAGCACCCGACACGCCAGGGTCACCCGTATGCAGCTTCACGAAACACGTCGCCGTAGCGAACGTGCCATCAAGCCAACCATTAGCAACGGCAGCAGTCACTCCGACAGCCATGACTCGTCTCCATTCTCAAGTGCCCGAACCTGATCCAGAGTCAGAATCGTGTGGGCTTCAATAGGTTCACTGCTGATGAGATTCCCGTCAGCGTCACGCACCTCACCCGAAGCGCGGATCGTCAACTGGAACAACTGCTGGTCAGACACACTCACTCCGACGTAGTCGTGTAACCGGCGGCGTTCAACAACGCCGCCTCAGCGGAAGAAATCTCGTACTTGTGACCGCCCTGGTAGATCAGGTCCACCGTCTCGTCACTGAAAAGCTCAATAGGGGGAGAGACAACGCTCTCGTAGGAGGAGCCGCGCTTCACCACGCTGTACGCATACGTTGTTTGGAAGCGGGACAGCAGAGGGCC